TTTATCTGCTCGAAAAGAGAGTTAGCTTGCATAGCGGAAGACATTGCGTTCTTTAACACCCTAAGAGCTTCAGTATAGTTGTTCATTAAAGCCAAGAAGTATGCTGATGGTGAACTGGCATTTACCTGTTGAGTTACGAGTGTGTTTACAGTGTTCAAGTAATCTAGTGTTTGTTGGGTCTTCTCAAGCCCTGACAGATAAGTTTGCACCTGGGTTTGGTAGTTTTGTGCAATTTCAAACAGCTGTTTGGCGGAACTTTGCATATCATAGCTCTCGCTCGAACTTAACAACTGCAGAGCTTGCGATATATCGCTTAGAATCGTATCCTTATTCGCTAGAATTGTTTTAATGGAGGACGATGTGTTGTTTTGTGGTGGCGTAAGCAATTGCTGAGCTTCTGCTAACAACTGCATAGCTTGCGATATGTTCTTTGCGTCTTGGATATCACCCTGGACTGACTGCAAATTCATTTGAAGATATTGAGAAGCCCTTTCCAAAACCTGGTAGTTCTGCTGAAGAACCTGATACACGCTGTTGAAGTATTGAGAAAGAGAAAGGAATGTTTGTGTTGAAGGTGGTCTGGGTAATTGCTGTAAGCCCTCCAAAATCGTAAAACCTTGAATATATGAAGTTAAATTTATGTTAATATCGTTCTGTTGTGCTATTTGCGAAGCTTGTTGTAGATATTGAACAGCCTCAGAATAATTTCCACTTTGTGCTTCTTGTTGTCCTTTTTGTATATCTTCAAGTGTTTGCAGGTAAGCAGTGTATTTAGTATACATTCCCTGGACAGTTTCGGATAACGAACTTGCCAAACTTGATAACGGTGTATTGTCAGCGTTAACATTCTGCAATTGAATCTGTGCCTGTTTTATAAGGTTTATTGCACTCTGTATTGCAGACGTTGAATTTCTATTCTGTTGTGCAATATTCTGTGCATTAACTAGCAGAGTGACTACACTCAGAAGCTGAGAGCTGACCTGTTCAGACTGTTGGTAATCGTTTGCAAGAGATGAAAAACCATTGTAATAACCTGATGCTTCTGTAGCGTACTGTGATGCAGTGGCGAAGAACGATTTTAATGTTTGCAGGTATTGTTGTAACTCCTGTAATGTTATTTCTCCCTGTGGTGGTTGTGGGAACGCAGGTATCTTAGCTAAGTAAGAAACAGCTGTTGTTACGTCTTCAAGCCTCTTGTCGCTGATGTTATTTTGTTGTGCTAATTGCAGGGCTTGCTGAAGATACTGATAAGCTTCTGCGAAGTTTGCTTTTTCCAGTTCACTGTTAGCATTATTAATGTATTGTCCTATCTGTTGTAGTGCCTGCACTGTCTGTATTTGTTGCTGTATTTGCGTTACGTTGATTACATTCGGGTATTGTTGGGCTATTTGTAGAGCTTGCTGAAGGTTACTCAAAGCAGTGTTGTAATCATCGTTCTTCAATGCCTCGTTTGCAGAATTGAAAAGCTGAATAACATTGATGTAAGCGAAATAAGGCTGTAAGTTAATGTTCGGGCTTAGCTTTTGTGCATTCTGCAAATCGGTTAATGCCTGGTTGACGTTACCGTTCTCTGCGTCATTAATTGCTTGTTGGACATATATTAACGCTTGGATTTTTTGTGCAGTTTGAGTTAAACCGTTTTGTTCTGCTAATTGCAGGGCTTGTTGGTATTTGTCCTCAGAGAGTAACTGGTTTATCTGTTGTGTGATAGGATTAGCACTCATTATATATAACTCTCAAACAGCTGTTTAAAAAGTTATTAGATTCTCGTCTCCTCCCACTCTGCTATCTTTCACGTAAAAACCAGTAGATAAACGCCAGACCAATGAGCATCGCGAACACTGTAATATCAAAAAACGGGTATGCAATAATGCTGTATAATATTAGCAATACATTGTATTGTTGGGAATAATACTGCGGTTGGTTCAGGGTAAATGTAGAATTAGCTATCTGTATCGAATCTTTTGTGCTATTTGTATATATCATTGAAGAGTTAGAGATGATGAGAGTCTGTTTACTTATAAGGTTAAAGAACGGGAAAGCTACGAATACTAACATTGTAGCTAACGCAAAAAATACTACTGCTGTAGTTATGGACGGTTTCAATTGCATGATTAATCACCTTCTTCCCTTATTGATGATGCTATAATAAAAATGATAGCTACAACTATGCCTATTCCAAGCCCATACATCCAGTAGTTTATGTACGGGACAAAACTTGTGTAAGCAGTATGTATATCTGCGGAGACTACATGTGAAATATTGTTCGTAGGCTGAACAGTTTTAGACACTTGAGACTGTGCAACATTAAAATTATTGAAAATATACACAAGAAGACCGAAAACTATAATGAATATTATCGTAAACATGGCTATAACTATGAACGAAATAGATGAACGTAACGCTGTTGCTAGATCAGAAAAAAACCCATTTAATCACCCATGTTCAAAAGTTGAGATTCTTCAAAGCCATTCGCCCACTCTTCTAACGTTTGCAATAGCCCGCGTTTTTTAGCTTCCTTAAGTATTTCTTTCCTAACGGAGTGTGGCACGGGTTCGCCGTCCGGTATACCGTTTTCTTTTATTTTATCTTTGATTAGAAGGACTAGGTCATGTAACGCTTTCTTTAGGGGTGGGAAGGCGTCAGACCACGCCTCGTCCCCTGCGATTTTTAGCGTTACTTCTGGGTAATTTATTTCACCTTTTTCGAATAATAGAAAGTCATGTAGTGCGTCCCTGGCATACTTCTCTGGATGTAAGTCGTCGAACTCAGATTTAACCCAATTTGACCAGTTCATTTTTCCACACAAAACATATGTTTGAGTTGTGGTTAAAAAATATTTAGATCTTGAAGCCCTGCTTTACCATTTCAAGTATCTTCTTAGCTTTTTCCTCTTCGCCCTGCGTTAATTTACTAATATTTTGGTTCATCAGCTGTTCTTTCTTTAATTCAGACAGATAGTTGTAATAGTTAACAAGAGCGAACAGTGTACCGAATAGATTGATTAATTGTATTCTGTACTTTGGATTCCTTCCAGTTTCCTTTGCAACATTATCTATGAACTTGTCCTTAAGTGTCTCGGGGAACGCTGATAACTCTTGCCTCGCCTTGTACAAGCAGATTTCATCCTCTTCCGAGCATATCCCTAGTAGTTTAACTATAGTTTTGAACACCTGCATGTCGAGGGTTGAGGGGCTTATAGTAGTTTTAACAATTAACGCACCGTACTGATCGTCAAAAGCTTTCTTTGCAAAATTCAAAAGTGATTTTAATTCCTGCAATTGCCCTTCATTTGCTTGGTTGAGGTCGAAGTCATTTATCCTTAGTATAGCATACTTGCGGTCTGGCGATAACCCATTAACCGACCCGACCAACAACGTGTTATTTTTATCTACAAACAAGGGTAACGAGAGACCTGCAGACCGTAGCTCTGTAAAAGCGTCAACAAGGTCTTGAAGGTATTTAAGCTTCTGAGGGTCGGCATTCTTAAGGTTCTGTATACTTTCGATCATGCCGTAACTCTTATTCTCGAACAAATTTGTGAATGAGAAGATCAAATAGGCATCCTTGTATAATTGCACCATGGCACTCAGTTCTTTTTGATACCTCTCGAACTCGTCTGGGCTTAACGGTCTGATGACTCTTAAGTCTAACACTTGATCGGGAGCGAAAGAGTCTAACAGCTGTATAAGATAATTTTGTCTAAGTTCTGCGAATACATTAGATAAAACGCTCCTGGTAGTCTCTTCTACAACGCTTCCCTGCTTGTACGTAACTTTCTTGCTTGAAGATTTGTATTCAGATGGGAATTTGGTGACTAACGCCAAGACGGTAGTAGGGAGAACGCTGGCGTTGTTAGTCTCTAACAGTTCTAGTATCCTGTTCCAATTCTTTTGTAACTCGTTCCAGACCTTTTCAGCAAACTCTTCACGCTCTTTTCTGCTTAAAGATTCCCCTTGCCTTATGCCGTATCTGTTTAAGTATGGTCTTAGCCAATCTGGAATGTATAGTGAAAGTTCCATATTGAGCACTTTTTCTAATTCTAATTTATTTTGCTCAATATTACTATTTTCTACCGCATTCTGTTGTTCCTGAGCTTGAGGAGCGGGGGTCTGTTGAGGAGTACCTTGCTGTTGAGGGGTAGCTTGAGGAGTGGGAACCTGTTGAGGTTGAGGATTACCGAAAACTATTACATCATTTTTTTCGAGATTGATTACACGTTCGTTTCCTGTGAGATATTGCGAATAGTTTCCTTTCGGTAAAAGTACCGCAGGAGAAGATCCATATGTGCCTATAACCGCTTCTGCAATAAGATCAATCGGTAACTTTTCAAGGAATTTTTGTAACTCAGGACTCTCAACATTTTCACTAGGTATAAATTCTGCTGGTGGTATGGTAACGTTGCCATGATTTTGTTGGTACTGAGATAGCAGGAAATCGGAAATTTCATTTACAATCCCCTTGGGGATGAGTATAATGTGCGGGTATAAGTCCTTCCTGAAGGAAGTGTGAATCGCATATGCGGTATAGAAATTTTCTCGGAGTGCAGGATTAACGGATTCTAATGTTTGAATTAACGTCTTTACTTTTGCCTCAGCTGATTTCGTTTCTTCTTCTGATTTGCTGTTACCAAATGGAACTTTTGGATATAGGTGGATCACATCAAAAACAAAACCTTTACTTGTAACACCTTCTATTACATTAACATTCATAGTCTTCTCATAAAGCGAAAAACCATATGCATCGATTACCTTGCTGACATTACCTAAATTGAGGTGTATAGTCTTTTCTTTATTCTCTTCGCCATATTTCACTTCTATGTCATCTGGGTTCTTGATGGGATTTCTCCCTTCCGGAGTACTTACTTTAAGTATAAATGGCATATATCCTTGCGAGTTCACAAAACTAAATGTTGCCATAGGCTGATAGTTAACTAATGTTAATGATCCGTCAAACTTCTTTGACGCTTCTTTGCCAAATGCAAAATCTCTACTAGATGCCAAGAACTTAGAAAAAACCTTGACGAGATAGTCATCTAACGGAACGAGCGAAGGTGAAGCATTCGAAGCTGAAGCCAAAGCATTGTTACTACTCATTTTTTACATCACTCAAACATATGTTTGCTTGTAGTTATTAAAAACTTTTCTTGGTGACCTCCCTCCCCGCTCTGAAGGGCGAGGTTTGCCGTTCGCTTTGTCGGTTAAATTATGTGGAGACCGAATATTACTGCTAACAACATCATCCCCACTATACCGAGCACGAAGTATAACATTATCCTGTTCATTGATTGCACACGCTTACTCTCATTCTGCAACTTCAATAACTTCACTAAATTTGCATTCATCTCCTTAACCGTCGTGGGTATCGTGCTTAATATCTCCAACTCTTGCGATAGTCGACGGTTAAGCAACAATTTAGGGTCAACAGCGATAGAAAGTTTTGTGGAAGGAGAGAGCGTTATAGCACCGGTAATCATCTTTTTGACCTTAGCCAACTGTGCTAGTAAGTCTGGTTCCGCTGTATCATACTCAGACACAGGTATCGATGTTTCTAACGTCTCTAATCTTATCGCATATGGCATTGTGTTGTTTTTCCTTATTGTGATCAACAACGGTCTATGCATCTTCCCGTATTGTATCATCCCGACCATGGATTCCGAGGTGACCGGGACAATTAGCTCTTCGCCTGTAACTGGGTCATGGACTGTGTACAACGACGGCGATAATTTTTCGCCTACGTATAGTTGAGCAGACCTAGTAGATATATCAACGTTGACAACTACAACGTCACTATTCTTAGAGCGACGGATTTGCCTTATTAGCCCATTTCTTATGGGGTCTTTCATATACGACCTTCTGAACGTTACGTATACAACAATAAATACTACAAATAGTATACCTAGAGCGATAAAAATGTAAACATATGGCGGAGATAATAGCATTCGAAATAACGAGAAAACTGTAACTTGTTGAGCTTGTGTGTGTGGGGCTACAGTGTTTGTCAAACTTATGTTTGAAGACGGTGTTTTCAGTGCCATGTTAATATCTTGGCAGAAGGGTTTTAAAAGAAGAAGGAAGCGAAGTCGCGAAAAAAACACGTGCTTGACTTAGAGTTTTAACCAGTCTTGAATTTCTCCATTATTATGGATATTATACCTGCCGCGATGAGTACTATCCCTGTCACACCTAACAGCACGTACAGCGTCGGGAAGAAGCTGAAGAACGATACCATACCGTTTACGAGTGGGTGGGTCAAGTTATATGCCAACGTTCCTGGTGACGGATTGCTTATTGCTGAGGCAGTAGCTGTGGCGAAGATAGACAGAATGAGACCAGATAGTCCTATTATTACACCGACGATTAGGAGGGCTATTGCTATCGTCGGGATATCAAACCCATTGGTTCCGAACGTTACTCTGACTAATGACCCTGCTACTCCTGGTTCATGAATTCTAGTCGCTTTCTTTATTTTTGGTATATGAACACTATTTGCCTTTGGTGTACGAACGTTAATTACCTTGAACATTTTTGCTTTTTTACCACCTGCTCCTACTGATTTCACTGACGGAACGACTACCGAAACCGACATTTTGCTTCGTGTAAAACATCTGTTTGAGGTATTAATAAACTTTTCGCTTCACTATTTCTGGTCTGGGAAAAGGTCTCAGCTCCACAGGCACTGGGGGTGGCTCCCACCCCGAGCGATATAAAAATTGTATAAAAAATTTGGAATTTGGTATGGGTTTGGGCTTCATTATTCCGTCAAACAGATGTTTAAGAAAGATTTATATTTCCTGATCAGGAATTTTGTAATTAGGGTAAAAATGGAACCAGGAGAAATAGCTGGGATCGTAATAGATAGAGTAGTAGATTATTGCCGAAATAACTCCGGAGACACTACACTTCAATGTATGGAATACCATAGTCCAGACCAGTTAGACGTGTTCATAGACGGATATCTTACAGAGGAAGAGGATAATGAACTTGAAAAAGAGATAGAAAATTCAGACAGCTTCTGGGATGAGCTAAGAAAGCAGTACGACAAGTTGTGGGGTCAAGAGATTGGTGCAATACTCGGTAATTCCCTAGCCGATACATTGTCATTGTTATATGAAAATATAATACAAAATGATGAGCTTGATGATGCAAGGAAAGCTAGACGCCTAAAAGCTTATGCCGAGGTATTAGATGGGTTCGGTGATGCGATTAAGCGTGCATTACAAGAGAGGAAGCCACTAAGTGAGAGAGATTTGGATTACTGGTACACAAAGTTAGGTGATTCTGCATTCGGAGTCAAAAACTATAACTATTACGAGGAAATTGGCTATGATCTTGGCTATTATGATACGTTAGACGACAATGACAAATTAGAGGTATTAAGCATTTTGCTAGATGAGGTAGGTAATGTGTTGTACGACATAG